TTAGCAACGGGAATAATCATATTGAGCACCCCACACAGAAACCCGTTGCCTTGTTTGAGTACCTTATCCGCACCTACACGAATGAAGGCGACACGGTACTTGATAATTGCTCTGGAAGCGGAACAACTGGTATAGCGGCGTGGAGACAAAAAAGAAATGCGATTTTGATTGAAAAAGATGAATTATATTTTAACGCGGCAAAGGAACGATTTTACCGGGAGACCCGGCAAGTTGCAATGTTTTGATTGCATAACATATAATATACCCGTAGGGCTTTTTGTGGGTGAATTTAATATCAGTATATAAAATGCTAGATTACACAATAAAAATACTTATCACTTGAGGGTTTATGCTTGAACGAACACCGCCATATAACATAGAAACCGAAAGAGCAGTCCTCGGCTCAATGTTGCTTGATAATCAGATTATTGATTCTGTATCTGAAATCCTTTCCCCAGAAGATTTCTATACCACGGCGCACAAAAAGATTTACGAACTAATAATTAAGAACTACAAGACAACGCCGATTGATATAATTACCTTTGGGCAGTTTCTTGATAAGGACGCTTTCAATAATATCGGTGGCGCAAGTTATATTGCGGAGCTTACCGATAATGTCCCGTCTGCCGTGAACGCCGAACACTATGCTAAAATAGTTAAAGAGTTTTCATTAAGGCGACAGTTGCTTAATACAGCTTATGAGATAACCAATGCGGCTTATGACATCAACCAACCAGTCACGGAAATAATTGACCAAGCGCAAAAATCTACGCTTTTAATCAACCCTCTTTCCACCGGAGAAACTATCAAGACTTCTGCGGAAGTATGCAGGGAAACAATGGCGTTGATTGAATTACGAAGCAAAGGGACAGGGCTAATTGGCATCTCAACAGGGCTAACCGATTTAGACGAAGTTTCGGGTGGGATTGTTCCCAAATGTTTAACAATTATTGCTGGTCGTCCGGGCATGGGTAAGTCCTGCCTTGCTATGAATATCGCTGACTCGGCGGCATTAGACGGAAACCCAAGTCTAATACTTTCGCTTGAAATGCAAAATGTAGATTTAATGATGAGGCAGTTTGCTTCTAGGATTAGAGTCGAGAACAGGCAAATCAGAAAAGGGTTTATTGCTCAAAGCGATTGGTCTAAATTAGTTTCAGCGGCGCAGTCAATAGCCGATGTTCCTCTATACTATGATGATTCTGCTTTTATGACCACCGATGAATTAAGGCGCAAGGTCAGACGAGCAGTTAAAGATTATGGAATAAAATTACTCATGGTTGATTATTTACAGCTCGTTAAATCAGTTAAAAAAGGCGAGCGCAGGGATTTGGAAGTCGGGGAAATTTCAGCGACACTAAAAGGGATTTCTAAGGAAATGAATATAGCTGTATTGGCACTTTCTCAATTAAATCGCAAGGTTGAAGAACGCCCCGACAAAAGACCGATGATGAGCGACCTTCGGGAAACCGGAGCTATTGAACAAGACGCAGACGTGATTATGTTTGTGTATAGAGATGAAGTTTATAACAAGAACGAAGATAACCCCGACAAAGGAATTGCGGAAATTAACGTAGCGAAGAATAGGCACGGAGCAGTTGGAATGATTAAAGCCGTGTTTAATGAAAGGTATCAGCAGTTTTCTAATCTATCAAGCGTGTCTGTTAAATTTTCAAAAGAAAGGAGTAGTTATGGGTATGAGTAAAGAAGCGGAAAGGCTAAGAATTTATATTGCAGCCCCCTATATGCCTAGAGGTAGTGACGTTCACGATGCCGCAAGAATAGCACAACAAAACGTAGATAGGGTAATTGAGGCGGCAAATTATATCCACGACATAGGTCATTACGCCTTTGTTCCGCATCTTACTCATTATTTACATATTCATTACTCATGTAAGGTTGACCGTGGTGTTTGGTATTATGATTATGATAATACTTTTTTAGATTTGTGGGCAAATGCGTTTCTGTATCTAGCACCTAGTTTTGGTGCAGACATGGAATTAAAAAGAGCTAAGGAAAAAGACTTATTAATATTCGCAAGTATCACAGAAATTCCAAATCTACGTCAGGAGGAAATAGTCAATGTTTGAATTAATCACTTGGATAGTAACGGGGCTTAGTATTGTTGGGGTAATCCTAAATGCTCAAAAAAAGGTCAGTGGGTTTTATTTTTGGATGATTGCAAATTCATCATGGGTAATTATTGATATATACAAGGGCGTTTACGCACAAGCCGCACTTTTCGCGTTCTATTTTGTTATGTGTTTTTATGGTGTTTATACGTGGAAAAGGACAGAATAATTATGAATTACACATACACATTTAATTACCAAAGAGAGCTAACAACGCTGACTACGGAAGCCAAAAGCCCCGAAGCCGGAAAGCAAAAATGTATTGCGGCACTTGCAAAAAAGTATTGCGTTTCTAGGCAGAAAATGGTAGGATATTTCACAGATAAGTTGAACTGTGAGGTTGTATGCTCTTAGTGCTTTACATACTGATTTTCTTTGTGGGATGGTATTACATTATGTATTTATTCACTGCGCCGGAAGGTAGAATAAAGAAAAGAAAAAAGGTTCACAAAATATACACAAGGGTTTTTATGGCAAGGCTTATTAATATGTTGGCGTGGTTTGTAATAGTTGAGAGCATGGCTCTTGCGTGGATATTATACGTTTTGGTGGTGGTAAGGTAATTAATTTAAACTAGAAAGGGGAAAGACATGAAAGTAAGAAAAATTGTGGAAAAAACAGATGAATACCTTAGGTTACAGAGATTAATAGATAACACCGAACCAACAAACAGTTAATATTACGTTGAACGAAGGTGTATCACGACTTATACGTGGAAGATTTAAGGAAATTTTAGTTGATACATTGGCAGAATTAAAACTTGAACAGGAAAAGTTAGAAGTATAGTGTATAAATGAATTGCCCTTTTGACCCAGAATGTGAATTTTACAACAATAAACAGGGTAGCAACGAATGTCTAAAATGCAAACTATATAAGGATTATCAAATGGCATCAGTAAAACGCAAACAAGTGAAAGAACTGCTTACTCCACAGGAAATTCTAAACCAATTACCGGATAAGGAACGAGAAGATTTACAGGCTATTTTACTGATTTTACCGCCATACTTAGCTTCAGTAGTTTTGCTGTATTGTTATGCTGATTTGAGCCAAGAGGAAGTGGCAAAGGAGCTAAAGATTAAACAGGCTACCGTGTCAAGAAGGATTAAAAAAGCAGCTATAATGATGAGGAAGCACTTGGCGAGCAGTGGGAAATAAAACGAAAAAATCAGCCGGAGCGTAGCGAGTCCGCGTTGAGCGACTTGGTTATGAGGTTTTTATGAGATTTATTTGTATATTTTTAAAAAGATTATTTTGCCTGCACTTGCAGTTGAAGAAGGAGGTAAAAAAATATGGGAAAAGAAGGTTCTGCAGTAGCGTTGTATAGAGAGAATCCTAAAAAATTTGAAACAAAGCGGCAAGCCAGTAAGTATCTGAATCACTATGGTAAGGTTTGGAAAGAGGAGCATAACATTCCCTTAACCGATCCAAAGCGGACATTAGACAGTGGGCGGCAGAGTTCTTAAATTATCGCTTGCCTGAACCAAATGAAAGTGAGGAAGCCTAACGGTGTTGGGCTTAAGGCGCAAAATTTAAAATAAGGAGAAACAAGATGGACATAAACTCAGCCGGAAGTCTTAAGGCAATAAATTTACAAAAAGAAAGCTCCGAACCTGCACCAAAGGAGTGGAGAAGTATAAAAGAAATACAAGAAGCACACCCAGAAATAAAGGATGCAGATATTTCATTGCAGAAAATTGACGGCACAAACATTTGTTGCTGGATGGTAAGAAAACGTATGTCCGCTTATTGGAATATAAGCAGTGATTTATTCTTAGTAAAAAGTTAGGCGGTTTTCTGCCCAACGCAGAAATCAGCGGCGGCTATAAGACGTCCGCTGGATTGAATTGTTATGCTTTTTTATTGAGGCTTTATGGTTGAACTCCTAAACATAGATTGTATGGAATACATGGCGACGCTGCCGGACAAGGCGTTTGATCTGGCTGTAGTTGACCCGCCGTATGAAAACAAAGATGCCATTGGTATTTCTAATGGGAAAGGCCATGCAGCCAATAGAAAAGACTACCACTTATTTAAAAACACAATGCCACCGCCAGAATATTTCTTAGAACTTAAACGGGTAAGTAAAAATCAAATTGTGTGGGGCGGAAATTACTTTGGTCTTCGGGGGGGGGCGATAGTGTGGAATAAAGAAGGCACGGCTTTTGGTGAAGGTGAAATAGCTATTTGCTCAACGCACCACTCTGTCCGGTTTTTTAGGTATGTATGGAATGGCATGATTCAACAGGACATGAAAAACAAAGAGTTCCGCATTCACCCCACCCAAAAGCCAGTTGCCCTTTACAGCTGGATTTTAAGGAACTACGCAAAGCCCGGACAGCGGATACTTGACACGCATTTAGGTTCTGGCAGCAGCGCAATAGCAGCGCATTATTTCGGCTGTGATTTTGTTGGCTGTGAAATTGACGTTGATTACTTCAACGCCGCAAAAGAGAGATTTGACAGGGAGACCCGGCAAGTTGCTATGTTTTAATTGCATAACGCAGAAATCAGCGGCGGCAGTCCGCTGGATTGACTGGTTATGCAAGATTTTAAAAAATAAAAAGTAAAGGAGATTAAGTAAAGTGGAAATTAATGAAATAAAAAAATTAGCCCATCTTATGAATAAAGCCTATAAAGAAACGACTAACCGAAAAGATGCCGTTTTGCAAGTAAATCCTGTTAATAGTGAAGAAAAGGATTTATGTGCAGCAATGTGGGAAGTTCTGGATGCACACGCTGATAGTGAGCCATAACAACTGCTTCAACCTGTCTCACACCTACGGTGTTCGCAGGTTAAGCAAATGTTAGATGGATTGCCAACCGTGTAACCGCAGTAGCTTGTTACACGGATAGTCAACTAAGGAGGAAAAATGCAACTGATACATGGTGATTGTTTAGAGAAAATGAAGGATATTCCAGATAAATCAATAGACATGATTCTATGTGATTTACCCTATGGTACAACAGCTTGCAAATGGGATGTAGTTATTCCTTTTGAACCGTTATGGGAACAGTACAAGCGGATTATTAAAGACCGTGGTGCTATTGTGTTGTTTGGTAATCAACCATTTACCGCCTTGCTTATTGCGTCAAATCTATCTGGATTTAAGTATTGCTGGCAATGGGATAAAAAAATCCCAGCGGGTATGAGTTATGCACGATTTCGTCCGATGCAACAAACGGAGGATATTGCAGTTTTTACTAATAATGGTGGAATTTCTAATTATTATCCGCAAATGATAAAAAGAGATAAACCTATAAAGGCTGGTGGGATGGTGCAGTCGGAATCAGCAGCAAGCATCGGTTATAAAGCATTAAAAAAGATATATGAAGAAAAGCAACCAGTTACACTTATTCAATTTGATAAAATACGAAGGGGTAGCCAACATCCAACCCAAAAGCCAGTAGCATTACTTGAATACCTAATCAAGACATACACCATAGAGGGTGAAACAGTTTTAGACAATGCAATGGGAAGCGGTTCGACTGGAATTGCTTGTATCAATACAAAACGGAACTTTATAGGCATTGAAAAAGACGATAAGTATTTTGAGATTGCCAAGAAAAGGATAGAAGAACATCTAACGCCTA